AAAGAATCATTTAATTTATTTTCATTTGATGTTTGGTGGCACGAAAATAATTTAACACCAGATTGTCCCCCAAATTATTTAACAATCAATAAAAGTTTTTATAAAATTTTAGAAGATATAAAAGGTGAATAATATAACATTAGTAACAGGATTATGGGATATAGGTAGGGACCAACTGACTGAAGGATGGTCAAGAACATACCAACACTATTTAGACAAGTTTGAAAGTTTACTCAAATTAGATGTAAACTTAATCATATTTGGTGACACCGACTTACAAAGATTTGTAGAACAAAGAAGAGATTCACATAACACACAATTCATAATAAGACCAAAAGATTGGTTCATTAATAATGAGTTCTATCCAAAGATACAAAAGATTAGGCAAGACCCAAGTTGGTACAATCAAGTTGGTTGGTTAAAAGATTCAACCCAAGCAAAACTTGAAATGTATAATCCTTTGGTTATGTCCAAAATGTTCTTACTAAATGATGCAAGAATATTGGATAAGTTTAACTCAGATTATATGTTTTGGATTGATGCTGGTATTACAAACACAATTCATCCTGGTTATTTTACCCACGATAAAGTATTAGACAAATTACCCAAATATGTAGATAGATTCCATTTCGTTTGTTTCCCTTATGAAACAAGTACAGAGATTCACGGATTTGAAATAAATGCGATGAATAATTACACCAAAACAAAAACAAACAGAGTTGCAAGGGGTGGTTTCTTTGGTGGAAAAAAAGAAAGAATCAATGATATGAACTCATTGTATTATATGTTACTTAATGATTCATTATCAAAAGGATTTATGGGCACTGAAGAATCCATATTCACAATAATGACTTATCTATATCCCCAACATATCAACTATTCAATGATAGAGGGTAATGGATTGATGGGTAAGTTTTTTGAGGATTTGAAGAACGACACATTGGAAGTATTAAATGAAACACCTGAACCAATCAAATATCAAAGTAATGATATATCTAAGGTGGGTTTATATGTTATCACATTCAACTCACCAAAACAATTTGAGACCTTAATAAAATCAATGTTAGAATATGATAGGGATTTTATAACCAAACCAAGAAAGTTTTTGTTGGATAACTCAACAGATTTATCAACAACACCAAGATATAAAGAATTGTGTGAACAATATGGATTTGAACATATAAAGAAAGATAATATTGGCATAATGGGGGGTAGGATATTTGTTGCCGAACATTTTAATGATACCGATTTAGATTTCTACTGGTTTTGGGAAGATGATATGTTTTTCTATCCAAAGAATGAAACTTGTAAAAATGGATTTAATAGATATGTAATCAACTTATATCAAAAAAGTTTAGAGATTATTCAAAAAGAAAAGTTCGATTTTCTTAAACTAAATTATACGGAGTTTTATGGTGACAATGGAACACAGTGGGCGTGGTACAATGTACCCCAAGATTTTAGACAAAAACATTGGCCAAACAATCCAAAACTTCCACAGATGGGATTAGACCCAAATGCACCTAAAACAAAGTTTGAATTCATCAGTACTCATAAAGGTGTACCATATGTAGGTGGAGAAATCTACCTATCAAATTGGCCAATCGTTTTAAGTAAAGAAGGTAATTATAAATGTTATTTGGAAACAAAATGGGCTCACCCATTCGAACAGACCCTCATGTCGTATTGTTACCAAGAAACAATAAAAGGGAAAATTAAACCTGGTTTATTGTTGTTAACCCCCACCGAGCACAATAGGTTCGACCATTACGATTCAAAATTGAGAAAAGAAAATTAAAAAAAAATCAATAAAAGTTTTGGATATTTATAAAGAGATTGTATCTTTGTAAAACAATAAAGGGTTAGAATAATGGTCTTGGTTGATGACTTTCCTTAAAGTTAGGGTGTGTGGGCAACTCCTGATAGTCGAAAATGATAGACAGCTTGATTACATCGAAAGATGGTGACTATTGGCTCTCTGGTATATAGCCAAACCAGCGTGTCTCCAAAGTACGAAAATTGGAAACTTGAAAAGGGTGAGAATTATTCTCACCTTTTTATATTGTATATTTACCGCAATACTCATAATTTTTATCACGCATTTCAACCCCTTTAATTTGAGTTTTCAATGTTATCCTATATCTTTTACTTTCAAAGATATTCTTATGGACAACGAATGCGACTGTATATGGTACTATTTTCCCATTCTTGGTTATAGAATCTGTTTTGATAGTAAAACAAAGTTCTTTCTTGTTATCCCAATTATTATTAACAATCGTATCATAAATTGAGGGTATTGATTTAAAAACTAAATCGACACCTTCGGTGGTAAAAGGATTGTATATATCAGGGTTATTTTTGTTTTCTGGTTCGTCCTTTCTTCTATATCTACTACAATAATGGTCAGTTTGTTCAACAGTAAATCTACTTCTTTTATATTTGTAACTTTTTAATTCATCGTAATAACTCTCTATTATTTTTTTAGCATAATTAAATAGACCATCATTACATTTTAGTGTTGTTGACCCTTCATTTAATAAAATGAGATGATTTAATTCATTTATGGAAATTTCTTTCACATAGATTTTTTTAGGGTAAAATTCCTCAAATAATATTTTTCTTATCAATTTTTCCATACAAATATAAATACCATACAAAAGAGTATTTATATATAAAAACTAAATGGAATTCTTTATTAAAAAGAACGCAACCCTACCCCTCCTTAAGCTTCAGGTGGTGAAGAATGGCAGATTGGATTATGATAATTTTATGTCGTTAATCGAAGAATCGGCATTATTCTTTTCAATGATGGATGTGGAGACTGGTGTTCCAAAGATTACATCGAGACCTGCGGGATTTGTTGAAAAAACAAATGTTGACCCTAATGCTGACCCTGAATATTATTTATACTATCAATTTCAAAATAGAGACACAAATAGAGTAGGAAGATTCGAGGGTCAATTTATGTTAAGAAGTTCTGATGGTGTATTAATTTTACCTATTAGAGAAAAGTTATATATTAATGTACAAGAATCTTATATTGCTGATGATTTGGAATATGATAGTTGTTATGTATCAGAGTTTCCTTGTTGTATAAATGGCCCTGCAACTGGACTAACAATTAATCTTAATTTAACAAGTATTGTAACATCAGGTTCAGTAAATGTTGATTATGTTATAACTTCATCACAACAATTAAACAATCAATTAGATTTAACTTTCACAAATACATTAGGTCAAATAACTGGTACAGGTATTACAATTACATCAGCAATAACAATTAATTCAGGTACAACAATAGGATATGCTCAAGTTATAACTGGTGATGATTATACGGATTTAGATGGTACATCAGTATTCACTAATTTAGCTGTAACTTATCCTATTTCCTACACTTTCGACATAACCACTAATAGTATTTTTCCTGATTTGTAATTTGACTTAATTAGTTCTTCATTTTATATTTATAAGGACAAGGTAAATGTCATCCAGTATGACAGCTAATATACTGAACTTATAAAAATATAATAATGATTACACCTGAAGAAATCGAAAGTTTCTTAAACGGAAACGACCCCGAAGAGCACATCGTTGCCATAGAATATGATTGGGCAACAGAAAACATTTTCAAAATCAAAGAAATCCCTGGAAAAGGGAAAGAAATTAGAAAAGATACATTCACCCCATTTGCTTGGGTTGGTGACCTCCACGGACTTAACTTTTACAAATCATCCAAAGGACTTCAAAAAGAAGCAATGACCAAACACGGAATCCTAATTGAGAAATTGGATACTGGTGGAAATGAACGATTAGAAAAAGGTCTAAAGTTTTTGGTTAAATCTTTAAAAGGATATAGAAGTTTAATGCAATTCTTCAAAGAAGGAGGAATTGACCCATATGGAGATAATACTAAAGAATACTTCCTTATACCATCACCAGTAGAACAATACCTTATCCAAAAGGAAAAAAGATTGTTTAAGGGTTATGAAGAATACAATGACATTACAAGATTAGGATTCGACTTAGAAACGACCTCTTTAGAACCTAAAGATGGTCGAATCTTTATGATTGGAATCAAAACAAATAAAGGACTACAAAAAGTAATCGAATGTGCCAATGAAGACCAAGAACGAGCTGGTATTGTTGAGTTCTTTAGAACAATAGATGAAGTTAAACCATCAATCATTGGTGGATACAATTCATTCAACTTCGACTGGTATTGGATTATGGAAAGATGTAAAGCTCTACATTTGGATATCAAAAAGATATGCAAAACTTTACATCCAGAATATAATATGAAACAAACCAAGGGTATGTTAAAACTTGCTAATGAAGTTGAGGAATATACACAGATTGGAATGTGGGGATATAATGTTATTGATATTCTACACTCCGTTAGAAGAGCACAAGCAATCAACTCAAACATCAAATCCGCTGGTCTTAAATATATTACCCAATACATCAATGCTGAAGCTGAAGACCGAGTTTATATTGGACATACTGATATCGGTTCAATGTACGCCAAGAAAGAAGAGTATTGGTTAAATGTTAAGAATGGTAAATACAAAAAGGCCGACAAACCTGAATACAACGACTTGGATAAAAAATATCCTGGTATCTATATCAAAACAACTGGTGATAATATTGTTGAACGATACTTGGATGATGACTTGGAAGAAACCTTGAAGGTGGATGATGAGTTTAATCAAGGAACATTTATGTTGGCATCGATGATTCCAACAACATATGAAAGAGTTTCCACCATGGGGACAGCCACTTTGTGGAAGATGCTTATGATGGCTTGGTCTTATAAGTATAAATTGGCCATCCCCCAAAAAGAACAAAAGAAAGATTTTGTTGGTGGATTATCAAGATTGTTAAGAGTGGGTTATTCGAAGGATGTATTAAAACTTGACTACTCATCTCTTTATCCATCTATTCAATTAGTACACGATGTTTTCCCTGATTGTGATATTATGGGGGCTATGAAAGGTATGTTGTCTTATTTTAGAAGTGCTCGTATCAAATACAAGAACTTAGCAGCTGAATGGTATGACAAGGATAAGAAAAAATCATTGTCCTACGATAGAAAACAATTACCCATTAAGATTTTTATCAACTCAATGTTTGGTGCTTTATCAGCTCCACAAGTGTTTGCTTGGGGTGATATGTATATGGGTGAACAGATTACTTGTACAGGAAGACAATATCTTCGTCAAATGTTAAAGTTCTTTATGAAGAGGGGTTATACTGCGTTGGTATGTGATACGGATGGTATGAACTTCTCATTACCTGAAGGTGGTGTTGATGATAGAGTTTATATTGGTAAAGGTCTTAATTGGAAAGTTAAGAAAGGAAAAGAATATAAAGGTTATGATGCTGATGTTGCTGAGTTCAACGACACCTTTATGAAGGGTGAAATGGCATTAGATTGTGATGGAACTTGGAAATCTTGTATTAATCTTGCTCGTAAGAATTATGCAACGATGGAACATAATGGTAAAATCAAATTGACTGGTAACTCAATCAAATCCAAAAAACTTCCATTATACATTGAGGAATATTTGGATAAAGCAATTAGATTATTATTGGAAGGTGAGGGACAGAAGTTTGTTGAATGGTATTATGAATACTTAACTAAAATCTATAACAAAGAAATCCCCCTTCTTAAAATTGCACAAAGAGCAAAAGTTAAGTTGAGTATTAAGGATTATATTGAGAGGTCAAAACAAACAACCAAATCAGGTGGTGCCATGTCTAGAATGGCGCATATGGAACTGGCTATTAAACACAATCTAAAGGTGAATCTTGGTGAGGTGATTTATTATGTTAATAATGGTGTCAAAGCAAGTCACGGAGATGTTCAAAAGAAGAAAGATGAAGTGGTATTAAATTGTTATATGTTAAATCCAAATGACATTGAGAATAATCCTGATATGTTGGGTGATTATAATGTAGCAAGAGCAATAACAACTTTCAATAATCGTATTGAACCTTTATTAGTTGTATTCAAACAAGAAGTTAGAGATACTTTAATTATTGATAACCCTGAGAAAAGACAATTCTATACACAACAACAATGTGAACTAATTAATGGAGTACCATTTGAAGAAAAAGACCAAGATAGAATCAAAGAGGATTTGTTAGATTTAGAACCAAAAGAAATAGAGTATTGGAACAAAAGAGGAATTGACCCCAACTATATTTACGATTTGGCTGAAGAAGGATGGGAACAATATATTGATTAAACTATTTATAAAAAAAACTTATGAAAAAACTTATCTTTTTAATTTTAGTAATTTTAACGATTGGGTTAACATCTTGTGGTAATCCAGTTTACAAAAAAAGAAAAAAATGTACAGGAAATGGTAGTTGGTATGGAAATAGAAACTTGGGTGAAAAGACACCAACACAACAAAACACTTATGTAATGAAGTAACAAAAAACCCCACTCTTAATAGGTGGGGATTTTTTTTATTAAAACTTTGTCTCTAAGTACGATAATGCTCGGGATACTTTAACCCAATCTTTTTTTCTGATACCTTGTTCAAGCAAATCTATAACGATATCAACCTTTTTTGTTATTTTACCTGACAACTCACCCGATGAATCATCCAATTGTACATCTTCATCATCACCAAGTCTTGAGTACAATTTGTCTATTTCTGAATGACCATAAACTCGTTCAAGTTCAGTAACAACTTTCTTAGTTAGTTTTGATAAATCTTTTTCTGTTATTTTTACTACTTTTTTCATAATCTTTTTATTTGATAAATATGTTAATAATAAAAACCCCCATCCTTAAAGGTGGGGTTTAGTTTTTATTCTAACTTCATACCATCGGAGGATATTATGTACCAATTACCCTCAACATATTCTAATTCTACACAAGCCCCATTATCAATTTCGATTTCCTCATATTGGTCATCAATTAAAGAATATTTGGGTACAATATTTGTTTTTGTAAGAACTTTTATTTTAATGGATTCTGTTGTATAACCATCTAAAGTAATTGTACAATTATCGACATCTTTTACAACTAAAAGATATTCCCCATTTGTTGTATAGGTTGGGGTATTAACTACCTTTTTGATTTTGGTCGAAACTGATTGACCATAACGAATTGTTTTTGACACTTCCCCGAATTGTTTTCTGACTAGTTCTGAATTTATTGTTGTCATAATTATAATTAAATTACATAAATTTGTCTTGGTAAAGCAGTAAGTTTTTTTACTTTATTTAAGTTTTCAGCTATTAATGCTTCTCTTTCCATAACCTTTTCAGGTTTTAATCTTGTTAATTTACCTTCAGCACCAATTAATTCCTCTCTCAATTTGTCTTTTTCGTCCTTAGCTTCAGTTTGTAAAGTTTGATATTCTAATGTAAGTTCGGCATCAGGTGTTTTGAGTGCACCACTAAACTTACCTCTAACTCTAGACAAGGCCTCTTTAGCATAAGCAAAAAACCATTTACGAACCCATATTTGGGCAGGATTATTTAAATCAATCCAACTAATCTTTTCTAGTGGAACATCAGATGGTAATCTAATTATATCAGGATTTTTCTTTAAACAATCATCTCTGTCTGCACCATCAACTTCATAATACCAATACCAAACTTTACCTCTCATTAAAGTTGCATTACCGAAGTCAAATTTACCACCTGGTGTTTGCATTAAATGGATTGCTTTTTTACCTTCAGGTAAAGCCGTTACTCTGTATGTTAAGTCACCTGCAATAATTCTTCTTTGAATATTAATTTCTTGCATTCTTAATAACATATCGAATGCTGGCATCATAAAGTATGAACCTGAGTAACCCATTTGAGAATAACCCGCGGGGCCACCTAAACCAACACCACCCAAAGCACCAAATGTCCAAGGGTCAAATAGTAAGTTATTAAGTTCTGATGGTGTAAACCATAATAGCTCATTTAATTCACGACCTGCTGGTATCTCATAAATTTGTTGACCAGGTACAAGTTGTATATAGTCCTTTTTCATTACAGAATCTCCACCTGCTTGTAAACCAACAATTTTAGAATAAGCATAAGTATATCTTTCCTCGAACTTTAAATCTTTAGTTATGAATGCTTTGGTTAAAGATTCAGTATCTAAGTTTAAGTTATATAGTGAAGTCCATTGTGATTCAATTAACCAATCTTGTACGTATTGAGCATAATCCTCAATAGATAGTTCTAATAAAGAATCTAACATTTCATCTTCCAATTCCACAGCCCTTAGTGGTGCACCTAAAAGATGTCTCAATTTAGTGTAAAGTTGGGTTCTATCTGGTTCAGGAATTATAGACATAATTAGTTTTTATATATAAATATCAATCCAACAAATTAAGTATGTCTTGTTTGAAGTTTTCGTTGTCAGACAAACTATGGATAATATCTTGTGGTATATTACCACCTAAGTTTCTTATGTTGTACTTACTCCCAAAACGATTAAGTAATGATAATGTTTCTTTTGTTTTTTCATTACCAACTAAAAAATCAATATATTCTTGTTCTGAGATTATTGGGAAATATATTTTTCCAACCAATCTATTTCCTTCACTTGGTGTTTTTTGGAAAACTGATTTTTTGAATCTAATCTGTTGTGACCCTTTGGTTTTTGGTGCACCTAAATTACCAGGTTCTAAAGCCAACGATTTAATTCCCTCTCTGTCAAAATAAAATAAGTCGATGTTAAAATTCTCGTTGGGAACACCGATTAATAATCCATCAATGTCAGGTAGTATGAAATCAACTAAATCCTCAGCAATATTTATATAATCGTTGTTACCCGAACTTATTAAAAAACTTAGAAGATTTTCATTTTTTGCTTGTGTAATCAACATTTGTTTGTTTTCATCAGAACCATTATAATTCTCGATAAAACTTTGTATATTTCCTTTTGCTGATTTCAATACAGGACTTTCACTTAAATTTCTTACTATTTTTATAGATATTTTTTTTCCATCTTTTGTAATCAAATCATATGGAGAATTAATGTCTTCAGAAATATCTCCATCAATTAAACCGGAAATTAAACCTTCAAAATCTAAACCTCTCGTTCTACTTCTATAAAATCTATAATAGTAGTTATTGAACCTATATTTATTTCTGTCCGAAACTGTTGATAAGTTTAAATTAAATAAAGAATCAATTGTTCTACTAAAATTTAACTTACCACGACTTATTTCAGCTGTTACAATATTATTAATTGCTTCTTTAGCCGCATTCATTTCAGTGGGAATAGGTCTTAACTTTTGTAATTCTCTTTTAATGATACTATTAATATCTAACTGATTATTATTAATCTTAATGTCCTCGGATATTAAAAAATTCATTATTTGAGCTTGTTCTTTAGTTATTATTATTGTTGAGTTCATATTTTCAGTAATGTTAATTTTTTTTAATTTTAAAAATTGGGATTGGAATTTTTTATTTTTTGAATTAAAAACGTAAGAATATCTTTCTTTTGATTGTGTTCCACCATCCTCAATATCAACCTCATTAAAATCAAAAAATATATAGTTATTTTTATCATCAACAAATGCAAAAATTTGAATATTATTTGTATTATATACATTTTTACTTTTGAAGATATAGATAGTATTACCTTGTTTGTCCCTCGTTTCATATAAATCCGTAGTTGGTTTAACCTGAACGTATTTACTTACACCATCTTCGGTTACAAACATATCTTGTCCTTTATACTTGTCCCTTGTATCACCATCACAAAATTGTGTTATTTGTGAATTTTTGTTTTTAGTGTTGAATATTTCAATCGCAATTTTTTCCCTTTCAATACCTCTATCCAAAGTTCCTTTTTTTGTTTTTGGATTTAAAACTATATTTGCCAAACTATTGGTAAACTTTCCCTCATCACCAAACAGAGTTTTTCCCATAATATTAAACCAAGTTTCCAAATCATAGTTTTTACTATTATATTTTTCATAAAACTCTAATATCTTATCACTAATTCGAGTGTTAGCATCAAACCAATTAACAACCGACCATTCACCAGTTCCACCCCTTTGACTTACAGCATATTTTCCACCAATAACACCATAGTTTGTTTTACATAACTCAGTTTGGATTTTACCATAACAAGGTGATTCAATACGAGTATCAGGATTGTAATCCCTAATAATTTCAGGAGAACATTTTGGATAAACTTTCTTCAATATTGTTTGAACAAAAATAGGATTTAGTCTTCCGTTTGGGTTTAATACCTCAACTTCTTCTTTGATTAATTTTTTAGTTTTAACTGATTCAGTTAACTTAGTTTTCTTTTTATCTGTATATAATTTATTAACAAACTCCCAATTGACAACATCCCAAAAATTTTCAATATATTCATCTCTTTTGTTTTGATATTTGAGATAATATGCGTGTTCCCATACATCAAGACCAAGAATAGGAAATCCACCCCCATCAACTATGTTCATTAGTGGATTGTCTTGGTTGGGTGTTGACATAATTTTAAGTCTGTTGTTTTTTGTCAATATTAACCAACACCAACCTGAACCAAATCTATCCTTTGCTATTTCGGTGAATTCTTTTTTGAATGTATTAATTGAACCGAAATCTTTAATAATTTTGTTTTTTATCTCAGTTGGTATTTCTTGTTTTTTTGGGGACAACATTTTCCAAAATAAAGCATGATTAAAAGCACCACCAGCATTATTCCTTATTGTTTTATTATACTTCGAAATGGATTTAATAATGTTCTCCAATTCAACATCACCATAGTTCTTTTTAGATAAGGCTTTATTCAATTTATCAACATAACCTTTATAATGTTTGTTGTAATGTATATCCATCGTTTTTCCATCGATGAAACTACTAATTGAACGATATCCAAATGGTAATTTATCAATACCAATTTTTTTTGCTTCAGATAATATATCTTCTTTAGTTAATATTATTTCTTTAAGTAAATTTGCTGCTCTTTCCATAAGATATAAATATCTCATAAATATTAACGAACAGAATTAATCTTGTTCATAATTTGCTCAATGAACTCCGCTCTATCAATATTATCACCCATAACAGTATCAATAACATTCTTTTTATTAATCAACATATCATAGATAACACCTTCAATCGTATTATCAAATAATGGATAATAGACTGAAACACAATTCTTTTGACCATATCTATAGGCTCTATCCTCAGCTTGTTGGTGATGTGCGGGGACAAAAGATAAGTCATTAAATACAACAGCTTCACCTGCAGTTAATGTAATACCAACTCCTGCAGCTTGTAAGTTCCCAACAAAAACTTTAACCTTATCGTTATCTTGGAATTGGTCAACAGCGTATTGTCTTTGAACCTTTGAGCAAGTTCCATCCAAATAAACAGCTTTCTTTCCAAAGTGAGAATGAATCTTATGTAGAGTATCTGTAAAGTTTGTGAATATGATAACTTTTTTACCAAGTTCCAAAATATTTTCAACAACCTCAATTGTATTCAATATTTTTTCTTCAGCAATTACTTGTCTAACTTTCATCAACTTATTAAACTGAACTGTTAAAGACCTCGATTCATCAGGATGTTTATTATACCATTCGTAATACTCACCCATTAACTCTTCATACATTTTAGATTTTAATCTAAGATAGATTGGGGTAATAATCTTTTCAGGTAAATCTAGTACATCCTCTTTTAATCTTCTTAAAACTTGTCTTGATGTCCTATCTCTTAACTCTTCCAAGTTTGACGCCCCATTCACATTCCAAACCTTTCTATTACCCGCCTTAAATTGATATCCTTGACAATAACGGATAACATAAGCCATCCAATTTTGAGCAACAGGACTTTCAATTAGATTCAATAAATTATAATAGTTGATTGGCCTTGATGTCATCGGAGTACCAGTTAATAACCAAAGATATTCAACATCCTTAACAAAACTATTAATTAATTTTGTTCTTTGAGCTTGGGGATTGGATATGTAATGAGCTTCGTCTATAATAACCAAATCAAAGTTACCTTTTGTGATTGGGGAGTTTTCTTTGTTTTTTAAATCATAAAAATTTTTAATGATATCATAATTTACAATAACAAAGTCGTGTTCAGTTGAGAAGTTTTTACCTTCACAAATATATACACTTCTATCTGTGTAGTTTTTAATTTCCCTTTCCCAATTTATCTTAAGGGATGCAGGACAGATAATTAAAATCTTTTTAATATCAGTTTCTAATGCTGCGATTATAGTACTAGTCGTTTTACCAAGTCCCATATCGTCAGCTAAAATAAATCTTTTACTACCCACCAATTTTTCTATTGCGGTTTTTTGGTGTTCAAGTGGTGGTCTGTGACTATATTTTGTATAATCAATTTTAACTTCTATTGTATTATGGGTTTTTAATAATGCTGCCTTAGGTAACCACATATCTGTTAGAGTGTCACCAGTATTAAATTTACCCCAAATATGGTATGATTTATCTTTATCAACCAATAACTTTTCAACCCAAATATCAGTTGGTACTGATAACATATTTTTTTCATCAGCAATCTTGTTTGCAAAATATGGTTCCATATTAACCCACTTCTTTGCAACCTTTGGTTCAACAGAATGATAGTTGATAATATATTCAGCTTGGGAACGAGTGGGGTAAAACTTTTTATTGGATTCCTTTAGGTATTTTAATTTTTGAATATAGTTATTTGTTCCCGAATAATTATCTAATATGTCGAGTGCTTTTAATTCAATAAGATTAGAGGTGTTACCTGATATATTCAAAATAGTATTTTAACATAAAAATAGTTAATAAGTTTATATTTATCAATATGAATAATAGAGTACCAATTACTAGACTCGGTAAGTTTTTTGACCAAAATGACTATGACCTCGATATTAATATGGGGTCAGAATGGTTACATGGTGATATGAATTTTACTTTAGTTTTATATCGTATAGATAAAATGAAAACCAAAACAGACGATGTTTATGGTGAAACTTTGAAGGATGGTATTAAATTTTTACCACCAGTTGAATTTAAAGGTTTAGTACAGATTTCTGAAGCTGAAAATAAGAATTATGGTAATAGTAGAATTAATCAAACTGAACCTGGTAATATGAAAGTTTCGGTTTATCAAAGACAATTAGATGAGTTGGGTGTTGATGTAAGTTTTGGTGATTATATTGGTTATTATGAAACTGAGGATAGAATTAGATTCTACACAGTCACTGACGATGGAAGGGTGGTATCAGATAATAAACACACATATGCTGGATATAAACCATTTTATCGTACAATAATAGCATCAGCAGTCGTTGATGATGAATTTAGAGGATTATAAAAATGCCACTACCTAAAAAAATAAAAAAATATTTACCCCTAACAGAATCAAAAGTTGGTTTAGCAAGAAGGGAAGAATTGTTAGAAAAGATAAATAAGGATGGAACTTATTTACCTAAATCTATTTTACATGCTGATTTAGATGGTGGGTTTTTGGATTTTGTAAAAGAAGAGTTAAAACTAATTGTTGATGGAAAAATAATACCAACGATTGATATAATAATTACAACACAGAATTGGTCTCAATTTGTTGAAACTTGGGAGATACAAAATATTGATAAGAATGTTGAACCACCTTTTGTTACAGTTGTAAGAAAACCTGAAGTTAAGTTTGGGACAAATCCATCTACATTATATAATATACCAAATAGAAGATTATTTTTTTATGCTCAAGTTCCAACTTGGGATGGACAAAGAATGGGTATGGATGTATACAAAATACCACAACCAGTTCCTGTTGATATATCATTTGAGGTGAAAGTAATTTGTAATCGAATGAGAGAACTAAACCAATTTAATAAAATTATTTTGGAGAAATTTGCATCTCGTCAAGCGTATCAAGTTATTAAAGGGCATTATATTCCAATTGTAATGGGTGATATTTCGGATGAAAGTGTCTTAGATTTGAACAAAAGAAAATATTATATCCAAAGTTATAGTTTTACTATGTTAGGTTTTCTAATTGATGAAAACGAGTTTGAAGTAAGTCCTGCAGTAAGTAGAGTTTTACAAGTTACCGAAGTTGATACTCGTACAACAAGAAGAAGAAAAAAAATGGAATCTATTGAACAATCAAATAATTTCAATTTGATTTATAATGTGGGTAACGATACATTATCTCAAACATTCAATTACACAACTAATCTTAGTATATTAGATATTGTTAATGTCAATACCTATGATGTTTATATTAATAATGATTATTATGGAACTAATGTTTCACAAGTACAAATTAACACTAATGATATTGTAAGGATTGAAGTAGTTAGATTAAATGTCTCTGAAGTATCTTCTATGGTTTTGAGTGGCTTCTTACTTTAAGAATCACCATATATATCTTTTTTTTCTTTACACTTTTCAACTATCAATCTTTCCAAAAAACGATACATTTTTATACCATTCTTATCACAATATGTTTTTAATATATCGTGTACCTCAATAGATATCTTCAAATTCTTTATTTTTTTCTCTGTTTTAGACATAGTAGAAAAAAGGTAGAATTTATTCTACTCAATTTATCAATACATATAATGAAGTAAAGTTTTTTAGGGTTGATACTAATATTTATTTATAAAATAAATTATTAAACATCCTTATCAATGTCAAACAGTAAAGTTTTCGTATCTCCTGGTGTCTATACTTCTGAGGTCGATTTAAGTTTTGTGTCACAAAGTGTGGGCGTAACAACTCTTGGTATTGTTGGTGAAACCTTGAAAGGTCCAGCCTTCGAACCTATTTTTATTACAAACTTTGACGAATTCACAACGTATTTCGGTGGTACTTCCCCTGAGAAATTTATAAACACTCAAATACCAAAGTATGAAGCCGCTTATGTAGCCAAAGCATACTTACAACAATCTAACCAATTATTCGTAACAAGAATTCTTGGGTTATCAGGTTATGATGCAGGACCTTCTTGGTCTATATCTACGGTTGCTAATGTTGACCAATCAACTGTTGGGTTTGATTGTTCAAGTGCTTCAACTGTAAGTTGTATTACACAATGTGTTGAATTTAAAGTTAGTAGTTATACAATCAATTTTACTGGTTGTACAAATAGTATTAACTCTATTTCATACACAACATCAATACCGGCACTTCTATCGGGTGACTTATATAGTACATATGAGTTATTTAATGGGTCAACCTCAACGATTGATTCTGATATAAAAAATCAGTTATTCAATATTTTAAACACCCCATCAACATCAGCAACATCAATAAACTATTTTGGTATAGTATCAGGTGGAACTATTGATACATTATTATCAGGGTACACTTCTCAAAATAATGTGTTTGGTGTTGATAACATTAGTTCGGATTTGGCCGACTATACTGCAGCCGTTAATGATACTTGGTATTATGCAACTTTTGATAATATTGGAAATGGTCAATATTCGGGTTATTCTTTTTACGATTATGTTAATAGTTTAACACTAACATCATCGTTATCAAATTGTGCATCATTTTATAGTTACTCAGTAAGTTCTCCAACTATCACTACAGTTACAGGTGCAATCAATTACAATACAAATGTAATTAATGTTTGTCTTCCATCCACAGCAACTACAGCTGACGTAACTGCAATGACTATTAATTTCAGTGCTTGTACTAACCCAGCATTAAGTGGTATAACAAGTGGTGGTGTGGTACAATCGGCAACAACAGTTGGTTATAATTTTAGTTCTTTGACTAAATCATATACAATAGTATCTGACGATTTGACAGCAACTTCAGCTTGGACTATTAATTTACTTTTCACAGACCCATGTGGTGTTTGTACAACAAGTAATACAGGAACAATTCAAACAGGTACAATCACTAATTGTTATAGTGGTAGTATAACTGGTAACATATACATTTATAGTGGTACAGCATATACAGATTATGATGACTTGGTAATAGCAACACTACGTTCAAGAGGTATTGCAACTTATGGTACAGATAATGGTGCCGTATATGAGGTCAGTGGATTAACTGACGTTAGTATGGATTGTACTGGCACATATTCAGCGGTTACTAAAAATCCATATTCAACATTTGCACTTAATGTTACTAATAAAGATGGTGATAACTTTACTTTCGAAACATCATTTACTAATTCAGACCCTAAGTATATTGCTAAAGTATTCGGTTCAAGTAACTTTGCAAAACCAAGAGCAACAACACCATTGTTTGTAGAAGAAAGGTTCCAATCATTATTAAACTATGGTTATAGAAAAGGTTACATTAGAGGTTTGAATTGTGACTTGATTGCATTACCAAATGCAAGACAAGAGGTAGACGCAACTTCAATAGCTTTCTACTTAGAAAGATACCAATCACCAGTTTCTCCATGGGTTGTTTCTGAACTTAGAGGTAACAAAGTATTTAATCTATTCAGATTTACAACGATAGCTGATGGGGATGCTGCAAATACAGAAGTAAAAATTTCTATGGCAAATATGTCATTCAATAATGGTACTTTTGATGTTCAAATTAGAGATTTCTTTGATAGTGATTCAAATCCTGTTGTATTAGAGAAATTTACAAATTGTTCAATGAATCCTAATGAAAATAATTTCATAGCTAAAAAAATTGGAACTAAAGATGGTGAATATGCTTTGAACTCCAAATTTGTAATGTTAGAGATTAATGAAGATGCACCAATCGATGCTTTACCTTGTGGTTTCGTTGGTTACAATATGAGAGAATATGCTGGTGCAAAATCACCATTCCCAATTTACAAAACTAAATATGATTTCCCTGGTGAAGTTGTATACAATCCACCTTTCGGGTTAGCTTCAGGTGCTGATGATGCTTTAAGAAGTGCTGGTGACAATGTTAGAAGAACATATTTAGGTATTTCTGATACAGTTGGTTACGATGTTGATTTCTTCACTTACAAAGGAAAACGTTTACCAGGTTCAAGTATCTGTGATGCAACTACTGGGGCTGATTGGTCTTATAGAACAAAAGGTTTCCATATGGATAAAGACGCTTCAGGTATTACTATAGCTAACTCGTTTACTACAAGTGGTACTGCTGAGTTTTATGTTGGTAGTGGTACATTCACAAGTGACCCTAGTGATGAAACAAATCCTTACTACAGAATATTTGCACGTAAATTTAGTTTCTTGTGCTCAGGTGGTTTCGATGGTTGGGACATCTACAGAGAACGTAGAACTAATGCCGATAACTTTATTTTGGGTAGAAGTGGTTATTTAAGAGGTGCATGTCCATCGTTCAGATATCCAACAGCAACAGGATGGGGTGCATTCAAAACAATAACAGTTGGGAATACAACTCAAGATTATGCTAATACTGACTATTACGCTTACTTGTTAGGTCAACAAACATTCCAAAATCCTGAAGCGGTTAATATAAATGTATTCGTAACAACAGGTATTGATTATGTAAACAATAGTAACCTTGTAGAAGCAGCAATAGAAATGATAGAATTTGATAGAGCTGACTCAATTTACATCACAACAACACCTGACTACAATATGTTAGTACCAACAACGGGTGAACAAACTGATGTTATTTATCCACAAGAAGCTGTTGATAACTTAGAAACTGCGGGTATAGATTCTAACTACACGGCAACTTACTATCCTTGGGTATTAACAAGAGATACTGTTAACAATACACAAATCTATATACCACCAACTGCTGAGGTTTGTAGAAACTTAGCTTTAACTGATAATATTGCTTTCCCTTGGTTTGCTGCGGCAGGTTATACAAGAGGTATTGTTAACGCAATCAAAGCGAGAAGAAAACTTACACAAGAAGAAAGAGATACTCTATACAAAGGTAGAATTAATCCAATCGCAACTTTCTCTGATGTAGGAACAGTTATTTGGGGTAACAAAACTATGCAAATTAGAGAATCTGCTCTTGATAGAATCAACGTAAGAAGATTGTTATTACAAGCAAGAAAACTTATATCTGCAGTTTCAGTTAGATTGTTGTTCGAACAAAATGACGAAAAAGTAAGACAAGATTTCTTAGATGCTGTCAATCCAATATTAGATGCTATCAGAAGAGATAGAGGTTTGTATGATTTCCGTGTAACGGTTTCTTCAGACCCTGCAGATTTGGATAGAAACCAATTGACAGGTAAAATATATATTAAACCAACTCGTTCGTTAGAATTTATAGATATTACTTTCTATATCACCCCAACAGGTGCTTCGTTTGAGAATATTTAATATATTTTAATACCACAAAAAATTAACCCTCCTTAATTTAAAGGAGGGTTTTTGTTTTTTAATTAAATATCCTATATTTATATGTAGATTGGTGTTTGTTACATTAAAAAATAATTTACCTATGAAAATTGAATTAAAATGTATGAATTGTACGAATATGTTTGTTACAGATTATAAACATAGAGATAAAAAATTCTGTGATAGAACTTGTTATTTTGAGTATGCTAAAAAAAATAAGATACTTGGTAAGGAGAAAGATGAAAGCGTGAGGGAAAACAGAACTTGTATCCAATGTGGTAATAGTTTTACAGAAAGAAAAAAACACGAAAGAAAACTTTGTTCCAATGAATGTAGAACAATTTGGAATAAAAAAGAGGTCAATAAAGAAAATAGAATTAACAAGTCGAAACAAGTGTTATATGAAAAGTATGGTGAGGATTCTTTATTCAAATTAGATGAGTTTAAAAAAAATAGAGATAAACTTTTCATAGAGAAGTATGGAGTTAAGAGTCCTATGTATTTACAAGAATTTGTGGATAAATTAAAAAACACAATTAAAATAAAACATTTAGACAAACTACTCCCCAAATTAGATGAACAAAATTTGAAGTTATTAGATGATTATAAACAAAATAAAAATGGTAATACCTCACAATCTTATACTTTCGAGTGTACTAAATGTGAAAACATTTTTAGTAGTACATTATTAGGTAGTGGTAAAATACCAATCTGTAGAAAATGTTACCCAATTACCAAAAATTCCAACTTAGAACAAAAAATTAAAGATTTTTTAAATACGAATAATATAAAACATATTGATGCCGACAGAAAAATATTAAATGGTAAAGAAATTGATATTTTTTTACCCGATTTCAATCTTGGAATTGAGGTAAATGGTAATTATTTTCATTCTGAAATAAGTGGAGAAAAGACAAAATTATATCATATTGACAAAACGATTCTTTCGAATGATAAAAATATTAATTTGATTCAATTCTATGAAGATGAAATTATGTTAAAAACAGATATCGTATTATCTAAGTTATCGAGTAAATTGAATTTAAATAGTAAAATTTATGGTAGAAAATGTAATGCTCAAGAAATCACAAAAAAACAATCTATGGAATTTTTGAATGAAAATCATTTACAAGGTTATACTATTGATAAATTTAGATATGGTCTTTTTTTTGAAAATGAATTAGTATCTGTAATGACTTTTGGAAAAAAAAGAAAATCGTTAGGTAATAAAGATATCATTTCTGACGAATATGAATTAATCCGATTTAGTAATAAAAAGTTCACTACAATTGTTGGAGGATTCTCTAAATTGTTAAAATATTTTATCAATAACATCAATCCACATAAAATAGAAACTTTTGCAGATATCAGATGGTCGGGTATTAATCCAAACAACACAGTTTATCACAAAAATGGTTTTCAATATACATCAAAAACACCACCAAATTATTGGTATATTAAAACTGATAAATATCTAAATAGACATCATAGATTTGTGTTTAGAAAGGATGTACTTGTTAAGGAGGGTTATGATAAAAATATGACAGAGTGGGAAATTATGAAACTAAAAGGGTATGATAGAATTTGGGATTGTGGTTCGTTAAAATTTGAGCTATCATTACGATAAATTGAACAAAAGGGAGATAATAAACCATCTTCCTTTTTTTAATTAAGATATATTTATTAGTATGAGAAATACAATTATAAAATTATTAAGAGAGTTTGAGGAAAGAAAAATTCCTCTGAAATATTATATGTTAGATTGGGATGATAATATAATGTTTATGCCAACAAAAATATATTTAAAAACTGAAGATGATGGTGAGATTGGTATGGGAACTGAACCTTTTGCTGAATATAGAAAAAATTTCGACCCTAAAACTGGAAAATCTTTTAAACCATTTGAGTATGAGGGTGAAATGATTGTCGGTTTATCTGATAATCCATTTAGAGATTTCAGAAGTGGAGAATCCGAATTTATTAGAGATATGAAAAACGCTAAGTTAGGTCCAGCTTGGGAAGATGTTGTTGAAGCAGTAAATAGTGGTTCATATTTAGCAATAATAACGGCGAGAGGACATAATCCTGAAGTATTTAAAAAAGCTTTTTATGAACTAATAACTAATAATGTTGAAGGTATTTCGATTGAGGATTTTTATAAAAGTATTAAAAAAAGAAACGAAAAGGCTGGTATAGAAACAGGTTCAGTAGAAGACGAGTTAGATGAGTATTTAGATAATTGTCTATTCTTTCCTGTAGGATATTACTATCCAAATGGAGGTATAAAACCCGAAGAAATAAAATTAGAAGCTATAAGAATGTTTAAATCTTCAGTAGAGGAATTGATTCGTTATTTAAATGATAATCTTTCATTAAAAGGAGTAACAGAATATAGACTAAAACCAGTATTCGGATTTTCCGATGATGATTTAAAAAATATTGAGTTTGCGGTTAAAGAAATTAAAGGTGTTAATATATATTCAACACATGGAGGTATAAAAAAGAAAGTAAAAGATGAGGAGGATGAATTACAATTAGAAACTAGAATAAGAAAAATATTAAATAAATTAATATAATTAATAATTATATAAAACTAGTTCTAGTATAATAATAGAAATTTGATTTTATAAAGTCAATAGAAAAAAATAAAATAAGATATTTATAATAAAAATAAAAAAAAT